TGGAGGTGCTACAGACGCAGTGGTTTGACGGCGTGGTCCGGCCGCTGCTGCAGATCCAGGGGTATCTTCTGGCCGCAGCGGGCATGGTGCGGGCGGCGCCAGATGAGATCGAGGCCGTGGACATCGCCGCGCCCGATCTGTCGCGCAGCGACAATACGCGCACCGCGGACGCGACGCTGCGCATGGTGCAGGCGGCGCAGCTGGCGATGGCAGGAGACCTGATGTCGCGGGAGACGGCCAGGCAGCTGGTGCATAACGCCGCCGGTGTGCCGGTGCCGGACAATCTGGACGATATGATCGCCGGGGAGCGCAGGCGGGACCAGGCGGCCGTCTATGCGGCGTGGCGGCCGCCTGAGCTCCCGGTGGTGGAGGACGAGCAGTGACGGAGATTGTGACGATCCGGGAGTCGGCGGCGATCGAGGCCGCCGCATTCGACGAGGAGCAGCGCATCGTGCCCGGCGCGGTGCTGATCCGCGCGGGCTTGAGCCGGAACCGCAATCGCTACCGCGAAGAGGTCCTGGCGCGCGACTGCCACATCATGGAGGGCCTGCCGGCGAGAAGCGGGCACTACCGCTCGGGGGATCTCACCGGGCGGAGCGACCCGCGCAACCTGGCAGGCACATGGCGCAATGTGCGCTACGCGGACGGCGCCGTGCGGGGAGACCTGCACGTGTTCGAGCATTACCTGCCCGTGCTGCGCTCGGCGCGCGAGGCGGGCGAGCTGATCGGTGTGTCGATCGATCTGGCTGCCAAACCCCGCGTGGTCCGCGAGAACGGGCAGCTGATCCGGGAGGTGGAGGCGCTCGTCGCCGACCCCGGAAACAGCGTGGACATCGTGGTGCAGCCGGCCGCTGGCGGCCGGCTCTTCGAGTCCGCCGCGGTGGATCCGTGGTGGACCTCATACCGGGAGGTAAAGATGAATCTGACGATGGAGAACATCAAAGCCCGGCCGGCCCTGTGGAGGCTGGTCGAGGCGAGCGTGGAAAATGCAGAGGACCTGACGGCGGAGGAGCTGGCGTCCAGGCATCCTGCGCTTGCGGAGGCGCTGGAAGCGCTGGCGCGGGAGCTGGACGAGGCCCGGAAGGCGCAGGAGGCGTCCGGCGGGTCAGAGGAGAGCGGCGGCGATGAACGCTCCGCTGAAACTGACGGCGCGGATGAGGTGCGCGCCCTGCTGGAGGAGGCGAGGCGCGAGCGCTGCGGCGTGCTGCTCGAGGCGCGGCTTGCCGAGGCGCGGCTGCCGGCAAAGGCGGCTGAGCTGGTGCGTAGCGAATTCGCCGGGCGGGTGTTTGAGCCGGCCGAACTGGACCGGCGCATCCGGGGCGTGAAGGAGGCCCTGGACGAGGCCGCACAGAGCGCGCGCGTGACCGGCCTGGGCGCGCGGGTGACCCAGGATTCCCGGGACCGCATGATCGCGGCGATCGACGGGATGCTGGCCGGGCAGCCGGTGGACGGCGTGCCGCCGTTCCGCAGCTTCCGCGAGGCCTATTGCCGCTGGACGGGCAAGGACTGGCTGACCCCGCCGATTGAGATCCTGCGGGACACGCACGGCGGCGGATACGACAGCGAGCGCAGCGTAGAGGCGCTCTTAACGACCACCTGGGCCGCGGTGTTCGCGGACCGGCTCCACAAACGGCTGATCGCCGAATTCAGCCGGCCGGACGCCGACCAGGAGTGGCGCCAGATCACGAGCACCATCTCCAGCGTGACCGACTTCCGGCCGCAGTACCTGGTGAAGTACGGCGGCTTCGGCGTGCTGCCGGTCGTTCCCGAGAACGGCACCTATCACCCGCTCGCGAACCCCGTGGACGGGGGCGAGAGCTACACGCTCGGCAAGCGGGGCGGGCTCTTCACGATCACGCTCGAGACCATTGCAAACGACGACCTGCGGGCCATCCGGAATATCCCGGTGGCCATGGGCCGTGCGGCGCGCCAGACCCTGAACCGGGACGTGTTCGGGGTCCTGACCTCCAACCCGACGATGGGGGACAACGTGACCCTGTTCCATCCTTCGAGCACGCTCCGGGGCGGGGACGGCTCCACGAGCGGAAGCGGCAACCAGGGCAGCGCGCCGCTCTCCAGCGCCACCCTGAGCGCGCGCCGGGTGAATATGCTCAAACGCGCGACCTTCGGTAACACCATCGGCGGCCAGAGGATGGATGCCGGCACGATCATCCCGAGACTTCTGATCGTGCCGCCGGACCTGGAGGAGACGGCATGGCGGCTGACCACCAGCCAGGTGCTGGTCCAGACCACGAACTTCAACGCAACGGAGCCGAACTGGCACCGCAACGCCTATCAGGTGCTGGTGGTCCCGTTCTGGACGGACCCGAACGACTGGTATCTGTGCGCGGATCCCGCGTCAGCGCCGACGCTCGAGGTGGGCTTCTACCAGGGGCGCCAGCAGCCGGAGCTGTTCACCAAAGAGGAGTTCGAGGCGGACGCGCTGACGTACAAGGTGCGGTTCATCTACGGAATCGCCGTGGAGGAGCCGCTGTCCTGGGACCGCAGCGTGGTGTAACGGGGCTGCACCAGCCTTTCCAGGCCGGTGAGAACTGAAAACAACAGGAGGAAACCATGAGCAAGAACACGGTTGGCCATGTCGGATATGTGCCGGGCAGCCACGTGGCCCCCATCTTCATCCGGACACTGAATGCGACGGGCGCAAGTGACCGGGCGGCCGTGTGGGTGGCCCCGGCGGATGTGGTGGTGGAAAGCGTCTCCGTGATCGCCGGGGCGGCGGTCACCGGCGACAACACCAACCGCATCAACCTCAACATCCGCAACGGCGGCGCAAACGGCGCCGGCAACACCCTGATCGGCCAGGTGCAGTTCACGTCTGGAGTGAACATCAGCAAGGACAACAGCCTGCTGATCCCCTGCAGCGGCCCGGGAACCACGATGCAGCCCGGCGATAAACTGATCATCGAGGCCGAGCGCGTCGGCACCGGCGGCACGTGGACGAACGCGGGCGGCCATGTCCGGTTCCGCTATGTCTGAGCGGCGCGTAATCCGGGCCGGCAACCTCCAGGCGCTGGAGCAGTGGATCGAGCTGCACCAGGCCGACGGGCTGGACCTGGTGGAGATCCGGGAGACAGAGGACGATGACTGGCCTTACGCGGCGGTGCTCGAGCAGGCGCGGGCGCAGGATGCGGACGGGGCGGTGAACCAGGAGGACCGGGCCGCGCCCGCGGCGCAGGGCGCCGGCAGAAAGCGGAAGTGAGGTGGGCCGGGTGCTCCCCGGCCCGCCTGCATATCCCGGAGGATTGAAGGCGTGCGCGGCAGCCCGTGGTGGGAGAAGGAGCTTTCCCGCGCGGAGCGCGAGATGGAGCGTCTGAGCGCGCGCCACCTGGATGCACTGCGCCGGGAGCTGGAGGAGGCCCGGTCGCTTGCGCTCCGGGAGCTTCTGGCCGCCCGCGGCGAGTGGACGCGCGGGCGGCTGGACAGCTTGCTGCGAAGGATCGACGCGGCGCTGGACCAGGTAGAGCAGCGCCTGCAGGCCGCCGCTGGCATCATGCTGGATGATGCCGCGCAATCGGGCCTTGAGCGCGTGGACCGCGCGGTGGACAGGTATGCCCGGGACATCCCGGTGATGCGCCGGGAGCTTCCCGGGGAACTGTACCTGGACCTGTGGGCGGAGTTCACCCTGGATCTGGTGAAACGCGACATAGTGGAGCCCGTCCGCACAGGCATCCGGAACACCATCCGCGCGGGCTTCATCACCGGCCGCAGCCTCTACGAGACCATGCGCGAGGTGGCAAGCGAAGACTTCCGCAAACTCACCTTTGCGTCCAGGTTCCACCGGGCCGAGGCGATCGTCCGCACTGAGACGAACCGGGTCGCCAACCGGGCTGCCTGGCTGCGGGTGGCGCAGTATCAGCGGGAGGCGCTGCCGGGGGAGATTTGGAAGAAGCGATGGGGCACGGCCGGGGACGACCGCGTGCGGCCGACGCACGTGGAGGCCGGGCTGCAGCCGCCGGTGCCGGTGAACGAGCCGTTTTACGTGGGCGGGCATCCTTGCCAGCATCCTGTCGATCCGGCCCTGCCGCCGGAGGAGGCGGTGAACTGCCGGTGCAGCCTGCTGGCGGTGCCGCCCGGAATGGAGTGAGTATCATGAGCCTGACATTTGCCGAGACGCCGAGAGGGACGCCCGCGGCTCTGCGGGCCGACCCCCAGGGCCGGCTGGACGCAAGCTGGGACTACACACTTGTCAGCGCCACCGGGACGGTGCACACCGGCCCCTGCGTGGTGGCTGGATTTACCCCGGTGGGTGTAGTCTCGCCGATATACCTGAGCCTCCGGGACGGGACTGGACCGGGCGGGCAGACATTGTGGGAAGACGAGATCCAGCAATCCGAAAACGGCCGATTCTTTCAGCCGTTCCCGCCCGGGGGCGCGCGGCTGCAAAACGGGCTGTACGTGCAGCTGACCGGGGACGGGTCAGTGCTGATCTGGTTGCGGCGGGGCTGACATGGACATCGCTCTCAGGGCGCGTCAGATCCTCTCGGACGAGGCAGGCGAGGAGGCGGAGCGTCTGGCAAGCGCCGAGGTGTACGCGGCGAGCGTGGCCGGGGCGCTCCTGGAGCTCTCCCGCCTGCGGCCGCGCGTGGCCCGGGCAGAGCTGGAGCTGGAGGCGGGGCCGGACCAGCCCTATCCGCCCGGCTGGGATGCCGGGATCAGCAGCATCCTGAGCGTCGAGTTTCCTCCGGGCAGCCGCAGGCCGCGGCTGCTTGCCGCCTCGAGCCTGCTCACCGGGCCGGACGGGTGGCGGATCCTCGGCAGGGCCTACGGGCCCGGGGATCGCGCCGTGTTGACCTTCACCCTGCCCTGGACCCAGGCCTCGATTCCGGCCAGCCTTGCGGA